AGTGTAACTGCTTAATAAGGTTCGAATGTGAACCTTGGTAACTCAAGATATTTTGTTTTTATCTTGGTTATTAACCCAGCGCCGTGAATGTGTGAGTGTCCAACTCGGATGGTTATGCTTCGCTTTTCGCGAAAGCAAGTCTTATGAAGGTGGGCTAGCCCCCCATCATACGAGATGAAGGTAACTATTTTTGTTGTCCTCATACATGAAGGAATCAGTTCCCGCTTCGGGTTGCGTTGCTATAGAAGCGTCACAACTGATAATCCTTAAGAGATTAATATCCTCTTCCGTTCACCGGTGTCTGCAGCCCTTTAGAAAGTATTTTAAAGGAAACTGAAGTCTCAATTTATTACATAAATAAATCTATGCTACAAATAAAAATTTAAAATTAAATAAATTTAAATTCGCGACATGGACCTATGATTGTGACAAATTGGGTGACAACATCTGCGTAAAAACAGGTGAGATAGTTAACTTATTTATTAAATGTAAGTTAATTATCGGGGGATCTATTTCATTAAGTTTTATCAAAAAACTGACTCTTTTAATAAAGAAGGTTAAGAACATCCGAGAAACTCAAGGAAAGAAAGGTTTTATTCTTTTCTTAAAAGCTTCTTCAGTTGCTCTTCAACAAGCAGCCTCTGGTCATTGTCATAAAGATTGCATCGATCTTGGAGCTAGAATCTCTAGAACCAAGGTCGGGTTGCCTCGTCTGATTCCGGCCAACCATAGAATATTTATTAAGAATCGAAATATGGGTTATACAGTATTAATAAGATTTTATTTAACTGTATTCTCCATGTATAGAGTTGTACCATTATTGGGGAAACCCAAATTGAATACTATCTATGATCCTGGTAAATATTTTAATATTGGTCGGTTTGAATCTAAAATTTGAAAGTTTTTGACCCTTTTTATTAAGGATAACACAAGGTTAATGATACCTCGTTTTTATCTTGAACAAAAGGCTAAATTTTTTTCAATTTTTAGATCTTCTCCACAGACTTCCCTTGTTCGAGCAGTTCCCAGAGTTTTCTCTGGTAAAGAATCTTTAATAAAGATGAACTGATCGAGTAACCCAGTTTCTGTTTTAGAATCCGTTGCTATTTGATTTGGTAAATCAAGTACCTCACTACTTCCTATAATTGAAGAGTTTTCAAACTCTTATTTTAAAAATCTTTGATTTTTATTTAAACAATTAAAAGATGTAGTAGCAGATGACTATCAAAATCTAGGTCGCTTTGCGTTCAAGGAAGAGGCAGCTGGTAAAGTTAGAGTCTTTGCGTTAGTGGATGTTATAACTCAATGATTATTAGCTCCTCTTCATAAATACTTATTCTCAATTTTGAGAAATGTACCTATGGATGGGACTTTTAATCAATTGAAACCTGTATATAGATTACTAAACTATTGCAGGCGTTATAAGAAACCACTATACTCATTAGATTTGTCTGCTGCAACTGATCGATTACCGGTTTCTATTCAAGCTCGTCTTTTAGACTTACTTGTACAAGAAATACCGAATTTTGGTCAGAAGTGGGCAGCCTTATTAACAAATAGATGATATCATATTCCTCATTCTGAGCAATACGGTCCATTTTATAAAGAGGGACAAAAGTTGTCCTCTATAAAGTATGCCGTTGGGCAACCAATGGGGGCTTTATCATCTTGAGCTATGTTGGCTCTAACTCATCATTTTTTAGTGCAAATGGCAGCTTGAGATTCTGGTTTCTCTAACAATAAATTATTTAAGACTTATGCAGTCTTAGGTGATGATATTGTTATAGGAAATACCAAAGTCAAGGTGAAGTATCTCTCAATTCTAGA